TGGTACTCGAGCGTAGTTGGACTAAATTCGCAGCGCTCGCTAGGAAGCTTTGTTTACCCTTCTTTGCAAATTGGGGCATTTTGCAAATTGGCACTGACGAGCGTTGCGATTACTTACTCCATCCGTAGATGGGATTCGTGCTCGTGCTGAGCGTTGGTCTTGATGCGCTAGTGAGTACCGGGACAACTGGACACTTAATTCCCCTCAATGTTTGACACTTCAACTTTCAACGTCATTGCCAACTCCGTGATGATCCTCGGCGGCGTGGTAATCATTTACGGCATCTTCCAACTCCGTCAGTTGATCATGCAGAACCGGGAAATGTCCGAGCGTCTTGAGTTGTTTCTTGCTCCAAAGGTCGGCATTGAGGGATTCCTGAATATGTGTGCGCAAGTGGTCGAGTGCGATCCTGATGGCACCTGCGTCGTGGCAGATAAAGACGGCGAGATCGTTATGGTTAACCGCAGGTTTGAGGAAATGTCCGGTTATCACCGCAGCGAGTTGGTCGGTCAACCCGTCGAGATCATGGTGCCGGATAAGCACAAAGGAGTTCATCCCAGTCACAGGGAAAATTATTTGGCTAGCTCATCCAATCGCCCGATGCGCGGACTATCATTTCGACACAAACGGGGAAGGGAGATTGCTGCGGGAATCTGGTTGGGCCACTTCAGCGATCCGAACGACGGCTACACGATCGTCAAGATGCGGGCCACTGACTCGGTTTCCGGCCAGTGAACCTCGAGCAGATAGCGCAGTCCGTTGCAACGGCGGTTGTACTGGCTATAATCTTCGCTGTAACGAAACTGTTTTGGGATGTTGTTGAGTTAAAGAAAGACGTAAAGCCTCTTGCCGAATGGTGGTTGAGGACTTCGTTGGACGCGATCAAGATAGCGACCAACCCGACAAGTCAGCGGCTATCCGAACTGGCCGACAAGTACATCGCAAGTGTGACTGGCAGCGGACAGATTTCATTAGCCGAGAAACAGGAGTTAATTGACGGACTGCGCGAGGTAATGGAAGATAAAAACCAAGTACCTGGCAAGCGTCAGTCAGCTTCGGTCTCACTAAGATTTATTGAATCAAGAGAGCATTTACCGTTGAGACGAGGAGCATCGCATTGAGAGCGGCAGATGATGTCCACTACGGAAGCATAAATACAAAAACCAGAAAGGAATCGCCCAAATGACAGCTAATGAAAACAAGCCGGATAGACCTGATTCGAAGCCGGATGCACCAGAGCCAAAACCAGCACCTAAGCCGCAGCCACTGGACGAGCCGACTCAGCCGCCGTCACAAGACCCTGGAACTGGGCATGTCAACCCGCCCGGCCGTTAAGGAGGATAATCTTGATGGCAGTTGCGGAACCAATCCCGCGACCTAAAGACGTTTTCAAGGTGGCTCAGTGGAAATGGGGTATTGACGCTGGCTCACCGCATTGGCGACAGTTTTTCTTTAACTGGATATTCCTGCCTTTTCTCGGCTTCTCTTATAAACTTGGAATCCCAACCCCAACTGAGAGAATTATAGAGTCTGATGAACGCGGCAATACGCGCGTAATTCATCGATGGTTTGAGGACGAGGGAACTTTCGATCACGAAGATCAGGCCGATGCTGGTTGCCTTGATGAGCATTGGGGATACACGATGCTGCCGCACGGCAGATTAATGCCTCCAGGTTCAGGACAGTATGGCTATACAGTGTTCCCTCGTAAGAAAAAAGGCGCTCGCAAGTGGGCCAGGCCAAGGTTTCCCTTTGTCATTAAAGATCGCAAGCAGATCGAGGACACAGATAAACAATGGACTGAATGCCTTGCTAAGTTGAATCAAGTACTGGACCGTCGATGACTCACAATGCAGCTAGACTCACTAATCCCTCGCGACTCCACGACGCTCCTCTATGTCGTGATTGCAAGTATCCTTGCATGGTTAGGGGGATGGTTTACCCGACGCAGACGCGAACCTGTCGAACTCGACAAACTCAAAGCCGAAACTAAAAGTATTCACATCACCGCTGAGACGGCTGAAATAAATCTCGGGCGCGAGTTGATGCGAGAGATGCAGACCATCGTTGATAAGGCTGAGAAACGCCGTGAGGAATGGCACCTAAAGGAAGAGCAGATGCGCGGACAGATCATATTCTGGCGCAACAAATCAGAAGAGTTAGACGGGAAACTGGCTGACGCGCAAGAGGTAGTTTGGAAGATGCAATCTGAAATGGAGAGCTACGAGAATCAGATCCGAACCATGAATGCGACTCTCACGATTGGGCATAAGAACTATGACAACACGCAGGACACTAAGCCTGAGGACTACACGCTGCCACCCAAATCTGAATAGCAAAAGAGACGCCCTCCCAAGCTGTGAAAGCGCCTCCCTTGCTTCTAGCTCCGCGCGAGTGCTAGTCAACGCAGAGACGTTCTCAACCTAAAATACAACCAAACCCTCTAACTCCTTTCGATTAAGATTTTACCCACCTTGCTTAGAACTTTCTCAGATTCTCACAATCAGGACACTGGTTTCCTTAGTATTGGCCCTTGATAGCCGCATCCTCCTCGATAAACAACTCTGTCATTCAATGGAGTGAAGTAAGTGGCATTCTGAAACTTCACTCTTACGTAACCATCAGCAAGTTGATCCATTGAAATAAACTCTCCTGGATCTTCCCCGCGACGAGCAGCGAAACCCTCTACTCGCTCACGTGGGCCTTCAGGCTTTTTGTCAGATGTCACTCTGCTTTACTCTCAATAGCAGCTAATGCGCGGTCTCGCTTGCCACTTCGATCGCATAAATCGGTTCTTGCTTTAGAAGTTGTTTGGCGTCTTCCGACAGGTTTGGATCGTGATGAAGGTTTGCGAGCACGCTACAGATCCCGTCCATCGTTTCATCTGTACTTGGCCCTTGTTCCCACCCCTCACGATGCCCGCTTTGATAGGCGCGTAGCAGCCAATAGATCAACATCTCACGTTCTTTGAAGAATCGCATCGCGGTCTGCTCACATTCTTCAGCTTGCTGCTTCCATGTTAGTGGCATCATCTCGGAATCATCATTCGGGCACAGTTCAAATTGGTGCTCTGCTTCGACGCCAACAGCACCATCGGACGAGCGAAGCAGCATTTTGCTGAGTCTGAAATTACAAGTTGGGCAAACATACTGCCCTGGAACCGCCTCTCTTCCATTTAGTTCTTTGGTTGACACTTATCAATTCCTTTCGGTAGTCCGTTCAGCGACACAACAACAACGCGCAGAGACTGATCGACATTTGCTAGCGCCCTCCATTCACCGTCGTAACAGGCCGGATTGGTAAGTAGTTCTATATAACGCGGGTGCTCACTAAGGACCAATCCGTCTGCTCCCGTAACCGTGTTTGTTTCGGGCCAGTATCGCGGCCCTGTTAACTTACTCATGGTCTACTCCCTAAGTTCTTTCATCAATGTCGGATGTTTCAGTCATATTCCACAGGTAGAGGGTCTTCCAGTTTTCGCCCCGGCCCCAACGTTTCGCAAGCGCTTCGCTATAACAAAATCGGCATCCCTCACTGGCATGTACACACGCCCAAACTATGTCCCCGGTAGTGTTAATATATTTCAGTAAGTTCGAACTAAAGTCGGTCCAACCGATGGGTGTTTGCTGCATTGATGTACCTCTAAAATGAGTTGAATAAAATAGGAGCAGCGGAAGCGGACCTTGCCGAGAAAGGAGAAACTAACCGACGAAACGATCCGCTTCCCGCCCCTACCCAAGACAGCGCCTCAATGGTTTGTTACCGCCCCAAGGCACTGCCTGAGAGCTAAACGTATCCTTCCATATTCTTCTGAGTCCACGCCGCAGTGTTAACGAACGCGCAGGGGCCACGGCGATTGAGAAGATCAACGCCATCAAGATGTATTGCGCAATTAGATACTTGATCATTCCTTACCTCTTGTTGGCTTCTTTGTCAGTGGCGGAATATAGAGTGATCGGCTCGTCGTATAATCGTATCCGACCTGATTTCCCCTTCATTCGTTTAGCCGTTGCCCTACTCGTGGTCTTGCCTTGTAATGATCGACTTGCTACGATCCGCGCCACCTCCTCCTCACAGTCGGCTAGTGAGGGACACTGAAATGTGGCAATCCGATGCTTGACCGCGACTACGGTTACAAAGTAATTGCCGATCTCATCGGTATTGGCAATCATTTTATTTTGACCTCTTATTGCCGTTCTTCTTGGCTGTTTGCCGAGGCTTCATTTGACAGCAGTTCAATGCGAGCCACCTCGTTTGCTTCCGCAAGATCGCGCCGCTTATTCTCAATGTGCGCTCGAATGCATGACTCTGCGAGCACTGGAGATACTTCGAACAGTCTGTGACCGTTTTCTCCAAATGGCACACCAAGTTGAAAATACTGTCTGTGTCCGAATGCGTCTCGAATAGTGGGTGCGCGTTCATCAACCGGATGTATATGACGCTCACGCTCTTTCGCTACGTCTTCTAGCAGTTTTATGCCCGTCTGAATTTCTCGGTGAGCGTTCCAGATCCGTGCTGCGGTTTCCTGTGTGATCATCGTTTTCCTACTTTCGGGTGTCCGTTCTTCTTGGCTTGTGGGCCACGCTTCGTAACACCCTGCCGCTTTCGCTCTTGAATCCACAGAGCCACAGATGCGCGGGAGAACAGCCTCAGACGTCCCGCTATCACTGCGGGCGCAATCCGGCCAGTCGCGATATGGCCCTCGACCGCCTGTCGCGACATGTCGGCTATTTTAGCCACTTCGGCCACGGTCAAGAGTCCGTCTTGGGTAGTTGTTAGTGCCATCGGGAAAGCACCTTAACAGAAAACTTGTCCACGTGCAAGAAAATAACTTGACGGGACGCAAGTTATGAATTAAGGTGCATTCCCGTGGGGGACGCCAACGGAGCAGCGCGGGTGAACGACGGGACTGGCAACAAGCCCGTCAATGAAATAGCGACCCCTACCCGGGAAATGGGGAGTCGCCGCGTTGCTCCGATTGGTGGTTAATAGTTTTGGTGAGGGAGAGAGATGAGATGGGGTTGAACTACATCACCACAAAAGGAAAACCAGATGTCAGTTAATGAAGACAAGAACATAGGCGATGCGGTTGTAGATCGAGAGACAGAGCGGCCGCAGGAAAGAGTGCCCGATGGCTATTGGCTGAAAATGGGAGCGAGAGCGGTTGACGCGTTGACTGACTCGCTGCGCTCCGATCTGACTAAACGCCGCCGTGAACTTCTTGCTGAGTATCTCGGACAAATAATGGATAACGCCTATGGCATGGGCATTAGGCTAGGGGAACTATCCGCGCAAGTCAGCGAGGCTCGCTCACACAAAAGAGGGGATTCGAAATGAAGATCGGAATTCTGCACCACGGCGGCAAGACGCGCCAAATGATAACGGTAGAAGTCGGCAGATATAGCAAGCGCGATATTAAGTTCGAGAGCGCGGCGGCGGCGTTGGCCCATGTGCGCGGGTTTCTTGGTCTGCCTGCTCCCGCGAACGGAAACCATGCCGCACTTGTCGAGGCGGCGCGGTTCGCTCGCTCGGTACTTGCCGCGAATCCGGTCGAGATGTCCGAGCAAATGGCTATCAAAAAGTTAGATGCTGCTCTGTCAGGAGAATCAGAATGAACACTTATTTCAACCGCCCAGTCGAATACACGGTAAAGGTAACTCTAAAGATCAACAACGGATCATTTGGCATCAAGTACAAGCCTCAAGGTGAATTTATCTTCTGTGCTCAGTCTCGATCTGATGCGGTAGCAATAGCAGGACATCACGTTAAAGGGGCAACGAGATCAATTGACACAACCCGGATAGTTGAGATCGTTGGATCTGTTTCGGTGAGCAGGGAAGTGTTTCCGCTGGTTCATCCTCAACTGAGATCGTTATCTGAATACGCAAGTGAGTTAGAGGCAGAACTGGAGTTGGTTCGATGAGCGACAAGTACATCGCAAAGAAATATGTAACAACTTCCGCGCTGATCGAAAAGGCGATTAAGTGTCCGAACTGTCATCAGCCAATGACCATAGCGGGCAAGATTCTTTACTGCCAGCGCAATCCTAAATGCAAGTTGCGAGACGTGCCCTATCGCGAAGTCAAATCGCTAACAACGATTCAAAGAGTTGACACATTCAGGGGCGTCTCAGGTTGAGGTTATGGAGCGGGTAAACAGGGAGAAGGTATAAATGAGAAAACCAAATCAAGACCAGCTACAGAAGATCGTTAACGACTTCAACGCGAAATATCCGGTCGGTACGAAAGTCGTTCTTCGCAAGGATAGCGGCGAAGTTGAAACCGCAGTCACAGCACCGGCACGAATCCTGAGCGGTCATAGTGCGGTCGCGTGGTTCGAAGGAGTATCGGGCGCTTATTCAATCGACGGGCGGGTTCGTAGCCTGCCGCGACTGTGGCTGAGTGAATTTCTGGAGTTGCCGGAACGACAAGCTAAGAGTGAAGAATAGCACGAGGCGACAAGTGAAAGACGCACTGATAGTAAATCTCTCAGACCTCGCCACAAAGCGTCAGTTAATGGCTGAGATTGGGCGGCTGAGTGGGCCGCATGAGGTTCTGATCCGGAAAATTCGCCCGAGGCGTTCGTTAAACGCAAATGCTTATTACTGGAGCGCGATCGCCGGCGTGTTCACTGACTACTTGAGGGAACAATACGGTGATCCGCATATCACAAAAGAGCAAGCGCACGAGTTGTTGAAAAGAACCGTATTGGGCATGAAAGAGAAATATATCCGCGAGGGAGTCAAGATTGAAATTATACCAGATTCTCGGAACATGAGTACTGAAGAGTTCAATGACTACATAGAGGGTTGCATAAAGTTTCTGGCTGAATTCGCGGAGATAATCGTAGTTCCAAGCGATCTGTTTTACGAAGGGGCAACATCAAGCAAGCCAGCGTAAAGGAGGCACGACACAATGACCACTGAACAACAAGACGGGATTAGCATAATTGCGGCTGAGCGCAAGCGTCAGACTGAGGTTAAGGGCTACACGTTGGAACACGATGACGAGCACGATCTTGGTGAGTTAGGGCTTGCCGCCGCTCTCTATGCGCTACCTTATGACGCGAAACAGGGTGACGAACCATTGATTGACCAAGGCGATTTTATCAATCTTCACATTACACTTGAAACGGGCTGCCAGTTTTATCTTAAGCCTGAGCCTGACAAATTGAAACGACTTGCTAAAGCCGGGGCGTTAATCGCTGCGGAGATTGACCGCCTCCTTCGAAGCGGCGAATGCAATCAGAACTAAATGGATCACAAGCTTTAGAGCGGTAACTTTTACAAATCCTAAAACCGTCTCGGGGCGATAACCAAGCATTCGAGACTAACCAAAGGAGGTTTGATATGGCAGAAAAGGGAAACTCCCTTCATCGGAAACTTGCCGAGATAACCAAAGAGATTGGTAAGGTTGAAAAGAAAGGCTATAACAGCTTTCATAAGTACTACTACGTCACTGAGTCTGACTTGACTGACGTTATAAGAGATAAGCTGTCCTCACGCGGCATAGTTATCGTCCCATCGCTGAAATCGGTCCAACATGATGACACCTTAACAACGGCTCTGATGACCTTCACCTTTGTGGACTCCGAAACCGGCGAACGCGAAGTATGTGACTGGGCCGGTACGGGTGATGACAAGGGCGATAAAGGTCTTTACAAAGCATATACGGGCTCTCTCAAATACTTCTTAATGAAGATGTTTCTTATATCGCAGGGGGACGATCCTGAGGCCGATACGGCTACAGACAGCCGCGCCGAAGCGACTGGAAACGCTTGCCCGAAGTGTGGCAAGGTCAAGCCCGTCATCAAGGGCAAGGCTGAATACGGCGGGGGATGGGTTTGTTTCAAAAAGAAAGGTGGATGTGGTGCCACGTGGCACGACAGTGCGGTGGATTCCGCTCCTGCCCCGTCTTTACCTGATGCTGCAATGAATGCGCTGCGTGAGGGAATCAAATCAGCCATGCAAGCCCTAAACGAAGCTGGCGACACGCCTGAGTGGACAGTCCAGCGTGTCAATGAGCTCTCCAAACTCCATTTTGGTGACGTTGCCGCTCGTTTGGACCTTGCGAACTTAGAGCAACTAGCCGAGATGTTTAGTCAAAGACTTGAAGCGATCCGCAAGGATGCCGCTAACTCGCCAGAAAAGCAGGACATTATCGCCAGTATTCGGGCGTCTGCATCTGAAGAAGAGATTGAGGTTTACCTAAAAGAGCACCATGCGGGCGCAGCACTTGAATCACTCAGTGTTCAAGAGCTGGATGCGATAGATAAAGCGATTGGAATCCCGTTCTGATCGGAGGCAAATCATGGCAGATCTAGATAGACTATTCGAAGCGCCGGGAATGTCTCCTGATCAGGCGATCCGAGAGTACATTCGGCAAGACAGTATAATCAAAGATGCGGCCTATGATCGCAATGCGGCCAAGTCGGTCATCGTTGCGGAGGCGGGGGCAAGTCGCAACGGCACACTGAAGACGGTCCACGTTGAGACAGCGGACCAAAAGCAAAAGGTCAAAGTAGAGTTCGGAATCGAATATAGGATTACTGACGCGCAGCAGATGGAAGTTGTCAAAGAGCTTTTAGGCGAGACTCGATTCAATGAGATCTTCAAGGTTGAGTATACGCCTAAGTCGCGGGCGTTCCAGTCGTTTCTCAACACAAGCTCGGGTGATGAGCGGTTTCGCAGTGCGCGCGAAATCGTCAAAGAGATCGTTAAGGAACAACCGAAGACACCAAGCGTTACGGTTGAGAGAGCCTGAAGGTAAAACCACACGTTGTCTACGGCGTAAGAAGGGGATGATCGAGTTAGTTAAGTAGGCGAAGGTGATGGGATAGATGCGAGACAAAAAGCTTTTACGAATAGTGTCCGGCTTCCGTGATGGCATTCTGCAAGGGCGGTCTTCTGCGTATATGTGCTACGCCATTTGTGCGCCGCTACAAGGCTTTTTGTCGCTTGCCAGAGTCCATACAAGCTTGGTTCACGGATGGATAGACCTTGGCGATCATAACGTGGACCATGTATGGCTTGAGATGGAAGACGGTCGCGTGATCGATCCGACCGCGGATCAGTTTCCGTTATCACTGCCGCCTGTGTACCTTGGACAGTTACCGACTCAATATAACGTCAACGATCCATGTTAGGAGCAACCCAATGACCCAAGAGAAGACAACGGCAATATGGACGGATGAAATGTCCGACAAAGGCGGATGCGGGTGATGCTTATTACTTTGTGCGCCGCAGGGACAAGTTAGACGTGGTGATAATGGGATTCAGCATGGGCAAGGGGTGGTTGAATGGGGTTTCATATGAGGCTTCGGAGATGCGCAATCATTTATTTCTTGGTCCAATTACGCCAAAACTATTTGACGCCGCGCAGGCTGCTCTATCTTACCTTGAAGACACGGGGGAAAGTTGCGGCACATCCGAATTAATCGCTCAACTTCGTACGGCGCTAAATGGGGCGCAAGGCTAATCAGATGCTATTCATTCACCATTACAGCGATAGCGAACAAGAAGAGAAGCCGCCGAGCGCGCGAATCAGCCCACGTTGCATGGAGGTGAAGACAACGACTTGCGACTGCTTCTTTGATTGACGCAGAAACGTGCCCATGTGAGTGTCATACAGAAGAAAATGAGAGTCTATCTAGCGAGTCCTAACACGCAACAGCAAGCCGAGCACTGCGCGGGTATGTCCGTGCTGTTGTCGTTCGCGCTTTTCAAGCCGTGGCTGTGGCAATACCAACCGACCTTTGACGAGGTGCTGATCGACTGTGGCGCCTTCTCTGTGTTGCAGAGCGGGAAGGAAATTGATCGCGGAGCCTATAGAGATTTCGGGTTTTTGTGGAGGCGACATGCCGTCGCTATCGCCGGGATCGATGACATCAAGGGCGATTTCCGAAAAAGCATGGCGAATTATCAAGCTATTGAATGGACGTTTCCCACATGGCATGACACCGATCCGCCCGAGGCGTTGGATGAGCTTATAGCGATGGCTCACGAGAGGAATCGATGGCTCGGTATTGGCTTGCTGCCGCCACGTCACGGCAAAGAACGAATCCTACGCGCTGCGTTAGATCGGATTCCCGACGACATTCATGTTCACGGTTGGGCCTTGAGGGCGTACACACATCTGCGCCGCATCGACTCGGTTGACTCAACAAACTGGTGGCGCGATGCGATGAAACTGCGGCAAAAACTAAACTGGCTCACCTACGGCGAATGCCTCAATCTGATGGTTAAGAAGTATCAGCGTTGGGGTCGCGCTATCCACATCGATATAACGCAGAACATTTTATTTGGAGAAACCGATGAAAGTGAAGCACGAGTTGACGGTAAGAGCGAGGTGTCCGGCAAACGGCGCGAAGGATAAATATCTCTGTATAGTTGAGACGACGCAGTTAATTGAGGTTGAAAGAATCCTTCAAGCGGCAGATTCCTTCCGTAGAGCGTGGATCTTTCAAGAGCATCTATGCGCACGACTGGCATTAGCTATCGGTGGCGATGCGCTGGTGACTCTTACGGGCACTCATTCAGGCGTTAAAACCACCGTGAGATGCTACGCCTACGAAGCATGATTACCGGGAAGTTGTTATTGAGGATACAGACTTATGATCCAGCTTTACCGAGTCAGAAACTCTAACCTGCGACTTCGGCAGAATATGACGGTTCACTATTCACAGCCAAAAGGTTTCGTTGGTCGAAACCTCTGCTATTTGATCTACGATGGACCAACGTGTTACGGAAGCATAGTAGCGGGCTCTGCGGGGATGCACCTAGCCGGACGTGATTCCTTCTTCGGTCTAACAAAGCAAAGCAAAAAGACAGAGATTCAGAAGATCGCTAATAACGTCTTCTTTCACGTTGAGAGAGTGGCGGGAAAATACCCGCGCAACTTTACCGCGAAGGTGTTGGCCTTGTTTCGGGAGCGCGTCACGGTTGAGTGGGAATTAAAGTACGGCGTCCCCCTGATCGGCTTCGAGACACTTGTCGAACCCTCCCGCACGGGCGAGGTTTATCTACGAGATGGATGGGAGCAGGTCGGCGTAACAAAGGGCCGGACCTGTAAACGAATTGCCGGAAAAGGTACGGATACGTGGACTGGAAAACGGGAATGGAACACCAGGGATTTACGTCCAAAGCTGGTACTTTGTCGAAAGGCGGCACATGGTTAACCACCTAACTTTAGATGACCACAGACCGATATCAAGTCTCGTGATTGACGAGGCGCAGCGCGTTAACGATTGGACGCCAACAGTCGGCAGTAAAGGCGTCACCAAGATCGAAGCTTACAACGAATTCTCAGGAGCTGATTACGTATTGTGGTTTGCGATCTACGTTGGGGAAGAAATTGTCTGGCGAGTAAACGGGAAATACGTGGTGGAGGTGGGATACTTAAAATGAACGACGGATCAACACGCATAGATTTTTCCTGCCGAGTGTGCGGTGTTATCTGCGATAGCGCACCTGACCCGCCACTTCGCGCCGTTTGCCCCGAGCACTGTGACGATCACGATTATGTCTACGATCGTGATCGACGCGGAAAGTATTGCCAACATTGCGATATTCAGATACCAGACGATTACTACTTGGACGACTGAGCACGAAGGAAAACCTGAATGATCACACCCGACTGGATCACCTATGTACCGCGTCCGAAGCGCATTCCCTGGAGACGTAAACTCTGGCGCTGGTTGATGAATAGAATTCCTTGGTGAAGAGGAAAGAAATGATTATGAAACGAGAAACAAAAGCATTCCGGATACTAAATCAAGCTCGCGAGCGAATGGAGATCGCGCGGCAGAACGTCGAGTCCGCAGAGGGGCAGTTAGGAATAGCTAACGCTGCGCTCAACGCTCATACTATGGCTTACTACGCTTTGGAGAAGGAATTGGCGCCTACGCCTCGTAAGACAGCAAAGAAACCAGCGGCAAGCACTCCCACGACAAAAGAACAACCAACAGGGAAAGATCTTATCTGTGGCGTCTGCGGGAACGATCAAGACTACCAAGATCATTTCCAGCCTTCACCTAACTATCACGAATTTGATCCCCCAAAGTCTGTAGCGCGTGCGCCGCGCAAATCAAAACCGAAGTCAGAGGGGACAAACTTTACTCCGAGTATCAAGGGCGAGATGGAGAATGTTTTAAGTGCTCCCAACGCAGGAGATTAAAATGATCAGCAGTCCTTGTGATTTCTCTCAAGCCTTAGCGCGCATGAAAGTCAGGTATGCTGATGCGCCGGATAGCGTGGGAAAAGAAACGACCAATCCAACGGAAGACCAAGATCTGGATATTCGATGGGCGTATCTGGTCTCAGTTTGTCAACTATGTCAGCGATAACGCCGTGCTTACCACTGATGACCATCCTTGCTGAGGATTGGATTCCATTTGACGAACCGACTGGCGTCACAGCCGCTAAATCCTTTAGGGAAGTAGAGGGCATCAGATGATGAGCACTTCACTTGAAAATGAAGATCTTCGCGGTCGATGGTTCGGGCCAGACTTCTGTCCGCATATTGGTAATCCGGTTATTGATGGCTGCTACTTCTGTGGACGGGCTATCCCAAATCCCGCGACAGGCCAACATAATCACACGATGTACGAGAAGAAGGGATTCAAAGGAGCCGCACAGGATAACTACAGTTGCGTTTGTGACTCCTGTTAGAAACACAAACGCCCTGCCATTGCTGACAGAGCGAAGGTGTGTTCAATTTGCAGATCGGCTTGGATCGCATTGGGGCAACCTTACCACAAAGAAAAAACATTGACAATAGGGACGACAGAGAATAAATTCAGGGCGTTCAATTTGGAGGTTGGCATTCCACATGGAAAGCCTTCCTGCAAATTCCACATCAGCGCAATAAACGAGCGACGGCCTAATAGGGCCGAGTTTCTCCTGTATGAATTCTCGAAAATCATACTTATAACAATGACTTGCGGTTCCCCACAAAGCGCCACGAATAAGAGGTTAGAGTCCGAACCGTGGTTGACCCTGCGAGACAGGGAAAGGTGCGTAGAGTTATTGGCAAACTTGCAACGTGACATGCGCCACGTATGGCTTGCAGTAAACAATCGGCCTATGTTCAGGACATAAACGAGCGGACTAAGAGGCGAACCTGGGCAACCGTTGCCAACTCGGTCCCAGCCACCTACTGACAATTAACTAAGCCTCCCGCCACGATTGCGAAAGTCGAGCAAGTAAAACATTGTCGCCCGAACCATAGAAGAATCAGCCGGAGGACTTACTACTCAGGCAAAGTTGGGTATTTGAAAAGTGACACAAAACAATGAATACAAAGGATGGTTTGACGGCGCTTATCTTTGGGATGAGGGCCACGCAGCATACGGCTGTTTGTTGAAATGTGATGAAAGGATCGTTTTTAGCGATTCCGGTTACATTGGCGCGAGTAGGACAACTTTATCGGTTAACTGTGCTGAATACGCGGGATTAATCTCGCTCTTGAATCACATGATCTCAGCCAATATTGAAGATGCTCGGATCTTTGGTGACTCAAAATTGGTTGTGAATCAGATGGCACGCCGTTGGAAAGTGAAGGCCGGGATCTATCTGCCGTATTACGTTCAAGCGGCACCGTTGAGAGATAAGTTACCAAGAGTTACGTACAAGTGGCTTCCGCGCACACTGAACACAGAAGCGGACGACCTATCGAAGATACCATTACGTCCATTTTACTACGGCCACAGTGTTGACCCTATCGATGCTGCATTTGAGTACGCGATCCAGTCTGATAAGGAGTCTAAAGGTGGAAACTAACAACGAAGAAGCAAGACAGTTAGAAGAGATCAGAGAACTAATTCGCGAGCATCAACAAAAGCAGAATTACTCACAAGGCTTTGGCTCGCCCGCGCAACTCGTAAAATCAATCCTGCGTGAGTATGAAGACAAAACAACAAAGGCGTACTCAGATGTAAAGCAGAGAGTAAAGGAACGAAGGGGGGCAGTATGGGCGGGCCAAAGTTCTTTCGCGGTGACGTATCGGAACCGCAGGCACTGGACGAGAAAGGACGTTGCTGTGGGCGGAAGCCGTTGACCTACAAGCGTGAAGGGCACCGCTTCTGTTTCCGCTGTAATCGCTCATATCATTACTACCAAGACTTTCAAATCGACAACTGGGCTTGGAAGCGCCGCACAGACGGCCAATTCGAGTACGTTACAGGCAAGTCAAGAATAGTGCGCAACACTGACCGGGATAGCGGCGGGGATGGGCATAACAGCGTTTGGGGAAGTTAATTTGCGAGCATCACAGCAGATTAAGATTATTAAGAGGGTGAAATGAGTCAGATGTCAACTGAGAAGTGCCAAAAGAAGACCGATCACGCCATTGTCGCAGGCACCGAGTACTGTTCCTGCAAGCACGTACAATATATTAATGGCGTCCTGTGCTGTGCGCATACCCATCTGATGCACACGTGGAATTCTAAAACAAAGACGCCTTACGAGCGGTGCAATGACTAGGAAAGAACTTGCAAAGTTAGGCAGGGAGAATTCCGACTACTGGAAAACTGATTAAGGATACGTAGACCAATGACCGATTCCCTCGAACGCTCATCATTGCAAACCCCGGCAACAGGAGCTTAGTCAGTGCCGGCTAAAGGAACTAAGCGAGACCCATTGCTAAAATGTCCTAACGTGATCGCGTTTCGCGACGTGGTTCATTTGCAACTGAATTATATTCAGCGACAATACGTTGCTAAAAATGTTAGTTGCTGCGAGCGCGGTCAGGGCCTATGGCGAGCCACTTTAACAGAGTGGATGCTAAACGGATTCTCACCTAAGAACGTCCTTGGCATGGTGAAGTTTTGGGAGAATCAGTTTTTCGGAGCTGAAAGTGCAAGATTTCAAGAGTACATTACCGAAGCAGATGCGGCAGAAGTTCGGGAGTCTGACGCAATTTGCGGAGTTTTGTTTTCCTGATGGCTCAACAATTGGCTGTGATACCTGTCACGTTGAAAGGCACTGCACCGCAGAAGAGATCGCGCAATGGATGAAGGATGGTTTTCCAGTCTGTAAGAAGTGCGGTAAGAAAACGGTTCTTGATAACCCGCATACATCCAAATGACGAACCAAGGGCAGCCAGTGATTGCACAATTGACAGGAAACAAAGGTTGAAAGGGCATTGCTATGGAAGATACGGACGTAAAACAGGCGAGTTTCGATGGATGGGCCGTTGTTGAAATGATGGGCCATCGGAAAGAGATAGGATTTGTAACCACACAAGCGTTTGGACAGGCGGTCCTGTTCCGTGTAGACACACCTGAACTGCCAGAAAGGGAGTACACGCTTGAGAGTCCTGAATATGCTCGGCATCACGGCACGGGCGAGCGGTGGTGCCCAACGGGAACGAAGGTCAAACGCGAGTCAAGTCCGGCCCGTTCATGTTTGGTTGCGCCATCGTCGCTTTACGCAATCAATCCATGCAGCGAACAGGTGGCAATGGCGTTGATCGAACGGAACAAAGCGCGTCCTCTGATTGCACTTGAACTACCAGAACAAGCAACGCTCCCGCCCGCACAAAGTCTAGAAGAGCAGGATTATGAAGACTCTTACGGGCACGAGGATGATTCGAGCGAGGACTTTTAGCTCAATGAGAACCTGTCGTCACTGTCTGGAACCTAAACCAGCATCAGAGTTCGGGGTGAACAACTTTCTCCCTGATAAAACCTCTCTGTACTGTAAGCAATGTAATCGAGAGAAGACAGCAAGACTAAGGAAACTATCAATCGAACTCTTGGCGACTACAAAGGTGAGGGTTTCTTATTCTTTGCTAGGGCTCAAATAGATGTGCGCGGATAGCATAAAGAGTAGTGCATCCTCTATTCCAAGAGGAAGGTGACGGCTCACGACCGATCTCCGCGCTCCAGTTGTTCGTCGGAAGGGTTGATCCGGCAAGAGCCGCTACATATAACAGTTTATGGCACAGGACCATGCCGTACATCGGACTGCCCGTGATGTGTGTGCCATCTTATGGAGCAAGTTTCGGTAATCGGTTTTACGCGGTGGCAATGTGGTCGTTACCGATTGCAGCGAACCGTTTGCGCGATGGGTATAACATCTTGGAGTTACGCCGCTTTGCTATTTCACCTGATGCGCCAAAGAATACCGCATCATTTATGCTCAGCCGAATGCGTAAGGCGATTAGGAAAGAAATGCCAGAAATCAAACGCCTGATTAGTTACCAGGACACCGTGGCGCACGATGGTACGATTTATAAAGCCGCTGGATGGATCGCAAGAGGTCGAAGCGATTATGTTTCGTGGGAGAACCATAGTAAACGGCCCGGTAGCGTAGAGCAGTCAACCGCCGATAAGGTTCGATGGGAGTGTGAAACGTGAAAGTACGGCGCCTCTACATAATCCCACAGCGGTACAAAACGCATGACGGAAAGAAACCGCTATCGTTTGCGATCTATCAGGGCAGCTCCAATTTTTAAGGCGGAGTCTGAGAAACCATGCTAAAATTCAAATCGACAGGATGCCATGAACACCCTGCCGATTCTGAGCTCAAGCATCTGAAACGGAGATTGCCCTTGCCTAAAACTAATTCTAGCACAGAAGAAATTCAACCGATCATCACGCAATTTATCTGCACCTCTGAGCCGTACTGTCTTTGTGTCGGTAAGCTTAACGAGTGGGATGAGTGTTGCTGTACCGGAAACATAAAGGGATTCAGTCGAAAATTGTGTGAGAACTGCGGCGCGGTTCTGATTCAGATCGACTGGGAAACAGGGCACACTATCACACCAGAGCCGAATGAGATAATTGAGATCGACATTCACACAGGTGGGCCGATTAAGGGCACAGCATGACAGGATACGCTGAATTCCTCGAATCTAAGCGAGTCACGGTAGTGCCTTCCGGGTTTGCCGCCGACCGTCTCAACTCCTCATTGTTCGAATTCCAACACGATATAACAAAGTGGTCCACCGAGCGAGGCCGTTCTGCGATATTTGCTGATTGTGGCACGGGCAAGACTCCGATGCAGTTGGCTTGGGCCGAAGCCGTAACCGGAAAGTTCAATAAACCAGTGCTGATTCTAGCGCCTCTTGCTGTTTCTAAGCAGACGGAGCGGGAGGGTAAGAAGTTCGGGATCGACGTAAAGGTTGCAGCGTCTGACCTGGACATTAAGAAGCACGGCATCTTTGTTACGAACTACGAGAAGATTGATCACTTCGACCCCTCACGTTTCGGCGGCATCGTACTTGACGAAAGTTCAATTCTGAAATCATTCAACGGGGCAACTCGCAATGTTCTGATTGAGCGTTTTCACGATACGCCAATGAAGTTGTGCTGCACGGCTACTCCGGCGCCGAATGACTTCATGGAATTGGGCAATCATTCAGAGTTCTTAGGAGTGCTCACACGCACGGAAATGCTGTCAACATTCTTCGTTCACGATGGCGGCGACACGGCCAAGTGGAGATTAAAGGGCCACGCCGAAGAGGAGTATTGGAAGTGGATCTGCCAATGGGCCGTGATGATTCGGAAACCCTCAGACTTGGGATATTCGGATAAAGGGTTTGAGTTGCCCCCACTAAATCTAATCCACCACGTAGTACACACCAAAGCAAAACCGGAAGGGTTTTTATTTCAGGTTGAGGCCCAGTCTTTAATTGAACGAAGACAGGTCCGGCGTGGCAGTTTGCGTGAACGGGCAGAGAAGTGCGCGGAGATTGTGGCGACGAAGCCCAACGAGCCGTGGATGGTTTGGTGTGATTTGAACGATGAAGGGGATCTGCTGACTGAGATGATACCCGGCGCTGTTCAAGTGGCAGGGAAGGACAAAGATGCCGACAAGGAATCTCGAATGCTGGCATTCAGCGACGGATCTATTCAGACGCTTGTTAGCAAAGCAAGAATCGCGGGATGGGGCATGAATTGGCAGCACTGCCCAAACGTCGTCTACGCCGGGCTAAGCGACTCCTACGAAGCCTTCTATCAGACAGTAAGACGGTTTTGGCGCTTTGGGCAGACGCGCCAAGTTGATTGCCACATCGTCACGTCCGACGCCGAAGGCGCAGTAGTCCGAAACATTCAACGCAAAGAAAAGGACGCCATGAGGATGGCGGCAGAAATGGTAAAGCACATGAGCGTTTACAACACCGAGGCGATCCACAAACAGACTGTACGAACAGCGGAGACATACCAAACACGAACCGAGACAGGCGACGGATGGGAGATGAGGCTTGGCGATTGCGTGGAGTTGTCAAAAGCTATTCCTGATAACTCTATTCACTATTCGATCTTCTCGCCCCCGTTCGCCTCGCTCTACACTTATTCAGCCAGTGAGCGCGACATGGGGAACGCCCGCACTCACGCGGAATTTTACTATCATTTCCAGTTCCTTATTGCTGAGCTTTATCGAGTCTTAATGCCCGGACGGTTGCTGAGCTTTCACTGCATGAACTTGCCCTCGTCGAAAGAGCGAGATGGAGTAATCGGCCTTTATGATTTTCGTGGCAATCTGATTCGGATGTTTAGCAAGGCCGGATTTATTTATCACTCGGAAGTAGTTATCTGGAAAGATCCCGTAACCGCCATGCAGAGAACTAAAGCACTAGGGCTTCTGCATAAACAGGTAGTTAAAGATAGCTGTATGTCACGGCAGGGCATACCTGACTACCTTGTAACAATGCGCAAGCCTGGTGAGAATCCGGAGAGAGTCGCCGGACCACTCACGAGATACGTTGGTGACGAACCACCGCCCCGTCACGGCGACGCAGTTAAATCACCTTTAGAGTGGTATCCAGATCGGGAAGTATCAGGCAGCGGAGCAACGCGAACCAGCATTGAGATCTGGCAGCGCTATGCTTCCCCAGTCTGGATGGACATTAATCCATCGCGGACACTGCAAAAGGAATCAGCCCGGGAAGATAGGGACGAGCGCCACATTTGCCCCCTTCAACTGGACGTAATTGAGCGCGCGATTGATTTATGGACCAACCCGCACGACACGATACTGAGTCCGTTCGCCGGCATTGGCAGCGAGGGCTATGTGGCCGTACAGCGTCTCCGCAAGTTCATCGGAATAGAGTTGAAAGAGTCTTACTTCAAACAGGCGTGTGCAAACCTGAGAGCAGCAGAGAAAACCCAAGAGGGATTGTTTGCTAATGTGAGCTGATTAGATCCTATGAGTTTTCAGCCCAAAACATTTCCTTAAGGAACCAGAAATGAGTTATTGCGAAGATTACATCGACCCATTTGATCGGGAGCCCGATGATGATGACGGAGAGTATGACGTCTATGCCGGAGACGATATGTGGGAATGCGCCTTTCCGGGAGAATGCCTAATGTCAGGTGAACATCTCCGCTGCGAGTGTTTCACAGTTGAAGACGCGGAAGAAATGGACGGAGGCGTGTGAGTTTCGCACGATCCTACGAAGAAGCCCGAGAGAGGTTCAAACCGCTACGCCGTACAGGCTTTAGACGCAAAGCCTACTCAGAAGACGTAGAGAACGCGCTTTCACGTCACGTCTCGAAGTTGAAGTCACGCACACCTCTAAGGAAAGTGTTTCGCAGAGCACGGCACACCCAAGACGGAGACTCAGCAAGGGATATCAAGCTTGAATGCGATCAATTAATTCGAGATATCATCGCACTGAGAGATAAGAAATGCTTTACATGTTCTGAAATAGATAATCTTGAAGTGGGCCATCTTTTCAGGCGCGGGATTGAAGCTGTGCGCTGGTCTTTAGAGAACAACGCAGCTCAATGTAGTCTCTGCAATTTTCGCCATGAGTTTGCCCCTCATTATTATGAGAACGAATTCAAACGACACTACGGGCTAAGGGCATGGAAGGATCTGGAGCAGCGATCGCGTCAAAAGGGCAAGCTGACTTACATTGAATTATCTGATATTCGAGATCGCTTGAGAGTGGTTCTGGAGGGGCTAAAGCTAATGCGTAAAAACATTGACAGCGACTCTCAATAAATGATACTTATAGTCAATAATGACATTCGGCAAACATCTTCGATATTTACGGGCCGCACGGGAAGTATCACAACGGCGACTAGCGGAACTTCTGGATATTCACCCGGCTTACCTCTCTCGCGTTGAGCGCGATCATCAACAATACGTGCCAAACTTCGACACCTTAGCAAGAATCATTAAGGCTCTTGATTTACAGCAGAAAGAGGCGGATGGGCTTTTTGTGGCCGCGGGGAAACTGCCTCCCGATGTTCATGCGAAACTCTTACAGCAACCGCAGTTGTTTTCGAGGATAAGGAAGGCATAAACAATGAGCGGCAAAATCGTCACCATCATTAATCCCGTTGAGTTGCTGTTAGCGCAGTTACAAGAGATACGGGATGGCAACACAGCAACTCGCAAAGAAATCGAACGGCAGACAAGGCTACTGAGTGGCGGAGAAAAGGAAGAGGCGCGACTAGAGAGGGATCTGACAAAGGCTCTAGATCATTACCGCAAGAATCAATGGCACTCCCAGATAAAATCAGAGTAACTAGCCTTAATTCGGGTGGCCTAATTCTTAGCAACATTGATGCTCTTATGCGTCTTCGGGAGCTGGGCTACACCCGCAAGTCGCGCGGTATACTGTTCCACCCAGCACCGGGACGGCGCCAGCTGGATTTCTTGGCGCAGTTTCGTCCTTCGATTCGCTCAGTAGAGCAATATCGAGAGTTAGTTGGAGATGCTAGATCCGATGGACCAATGCACCACTATGAAGCGGGCATGACCCTATTGATGGAAAAGGCAGAACACAAGGAAACCGGAAATCAGTATTACATGATTATCGATACCGGAATCGGCGCACGGGAAGTGTTTCTCGAAGAGTTACAGCGAATAAACTCAGTGCGGATAGAATCACTTGATTAAGCCTTTTGAGGCGTTACAGAAGCGAAAGCGAGAGACCGCATGAGAGTGGTATTGCCGTGTGGGGCTGAAGCAGGCGTATTGTCATCGGTTTCACGTGAAACTCTACGAGCTCTCAATGAAATGATGGCAGGCGTTTCTAAGATGTACACAGAACATGTAGCAAAAGAACTCATAGTGGACACACAGAAGCCTTTGGCTATTGATCTGTACTGTGGTTTGGGCGGTTGGACCGAGGGACTGCTCGCGGAAGGTTATCGCGTGGTTGGCTTCGACCTCGAACAGCGCCATTACGGCGAAGCGAAGTATCCGGCGCGGTTAGTGATTCAGGACGTGTTGACGTTGCACGGCAGCCAGTTCAAGGATGCCGCTTTGATTGTTGCGAGCCCACCTTGCCAATTTTTCTCATATTGCGCCATGCCGTGGAGCAGAGCCAAACAACTCGCTGCTGATGTGCTGGCCGATCCTGCTCGACTAGAGAAAGAACTTGCCCTATTTAAGTCTTGCTTTCGGATTCAACGCGAGGCGAGTGAAGCGGCAGGGCGGCATATCCCGATGGTCGTTGAAAACGTAAAAGGTGCGCAGAAGTGGGTAGGAAGAGCCGGCTGGCATTACGGCAGTTTCTATCTGTGGGGTGACATCCCTGCGCTGATGCCGATCGCATTTTCAGGCCATAAGAACCCAGGCTTTCGCTTTGATGGCAGCAAGTGCGGCCAAGACTTTACGCGCATAGCTGGCCATCAAGCGACGAAGAACAACGGCGGATCGTGGTTCAATGTGGCGCACAATACCGAGAGCGGTCACGGAAACAATCCAGTGAACGGTGAAGCCAGAGGCCCGCGAGGCGGGAAACTCCGGCACGACCTGCGGTATCCTCATCTTGATCCGAACAACTTCGAAGTTAGTGAAGACGGAGTTAAGGGCTTCACGCCCAACGGGCAGCCACTAGGAAAGAATACACTAGGCCGTAGATACGGCTCCAAGAGTACGGCACGGACAGCCGCATCAGCCGCTATTGCCAAGATTCCCTTTGTATTGGCGCAGCACATTGCGCGAGCGTGGAAACCGGGGCCATGAGCGAACGCTACACAGAAGATTGGCTTGCTGACTACAAGGCGAAAAGAGCGCAGGGCCGACAGTCTGCGCAGTCGGTATCTGAGACAGCGAAAAATCCAGCCAAGCGCAAATATCGAAACTCTCCGACATTAGTTGAGAATATCCGATTTGATTCTGCGAAAGAGGCGTCAAGGTGGTCTGAGTTACGGCTACTTGAGAAGGCTGGAAAGATTGAGAACCTCACGCGACAGGTGAAGTTCTCTCTTGACGTTGAAGGCGTTCATATCTGCAATTACTTATGCGATTTCGCTTATGACGAAGATGGGGAAGTAGTAGTAGAGGACGTAAAGAGCCCCGCCACAAAAACGCGCGTTTACCTGATAAAGAAACGTATCATGCGCGGTTTATATCGAATTGAGATACGCGAAACATGAAAGTCATTGAAGGCGAGGATACCATCACTGTGGGGATCGATATTAAAATTATTCCCGATAAAGAGTACGCGCACTTGATTGAGGTGTGGGAACCGCTATCAGTAAAGGCGCCGAATCCGAATCTTGCTCAGCCATATTGCTGTTACGGCAACACTGTAATCTTTTACTTTCGGCCCTATGTGATTCGTCCGTGGCATCACTTTCTGGATCTGCAACGGTAAGCGTCGGGCAGAGAATCCGGGCTCAACCTACGAAGAAGGGGAATCAAGATGATCAGATGCCTAACCTGCAACCCGAGCAGTATCGCCTGTCTGAAACACTGCCCGAGATGGATACTGAACCTGATGCCGCCGCGCAAGCGCCAAGCTCTTCTGAGGCGACGGGCTCAGTTGAAGAGAACGCGAGTAACCGGGGAGGGGGTGCTATGGCGATAGTTCCCGCAACCGTCTCCAGTAGTGAGCCGCAGTGTGATTTCTGTGAACGAAGATCGGCGTATTTTCCTGCGGAGATAGAGGGCGACACGTGGATTCATCGAGGCCGCGATAACGAAGCTGAGTTCTGTACCGCTACTCCGCATCCCTGTTCGGACTGCGGCGAGCTGAAGACTTCTCCTGAATGCTTGAACTGCGCGGCCATTGGAATCGAGCGCATCGAGCGGGAAGCAAGGCAGAGCGTCGAAGAAGAAGCGAAGTTGACGGGAGCAGCCGAGAGTAGTGAGCGCCGCTGTAGGAAGTGTGGGCATAAATTCTGTTCACTCTGTATGGTCAGTTGTTGTGAATGTGATACGGACTTTCCAAACGTCGCGGCCCTTGGCGCAGGCGAGGGGAAGCAGCGAGACATTTGGGATGCGCTTAATCAGCGACGTGGGGAGTTGATAGACATTGCGCTCTCTCGACTGTTGACAGGCGAAGAAACCGCAGACTTGATTGCATTGCAACGCGTCGCTGGACTGGTCCGCGAATTAGTTGCCGATCATCCATTCGAAGTCAACGATAACTCACCCGCAGTTACGGAAGTCGATCCTAAAGTGTAACATGCTCACCGAACTCGAAATCATGGCCGACTGCGAAGCTACTGGACACGCGGTCGAGAACGGCTAACGGAGATCATCAAAAAAGACAGCCGAAACCCAAAATCCCCGAGGACAAAGTCGAAGGGCAGTGGTATTCTAAATCCGCGATGGAAGGACTCACCGGAAAACAACAAGCTTTCATTAACGCTTACCTGTCAAACGGGTTCAACGCCACGGAAGCGGCTCGTGGGGCGGGATATGAGGGTAATGATAACGTACTGGGTGTAACAGGTCATGAAAACCTAAGGAATCCTAAGATAGCATCTATCGTACAGGAACGGTTAAACGAAGCCGCAATGTCAGCCAATGAAGTGCTGGCAAGGCTGTCTAACATCGCTCGCGGTGAAGTAACAGACTTCCTTGACGAAGATGGCAAGTTTGATTTGAAGACCGCAAGAAAGCTGCAAAGGGCAGGACTGCTCAAGAAGATCAAAAGCAAGCGGACATCAAAACAGGTTGACGCAGTAACCGAAGGCGACAGAAAAGATCGCGAGATGCTGGAAACTTCCCTCGTGTATGAGGAGGTAGAATTTGAACTATACAGCGCCCACGAAGCGCTAAGAGATCTCGGGAAATACCATAAACTCTTGAATGATCGTCAGGAGGTTAGTGGCGTCAACGGCGGTCCAATTCAAGTCAGCGTGGTATATGAAACCCCGAAATGATTGCTCGCTCTGTTACCGTCAAACTTCCTTTACCTCATCCTAAACAAGCCCAATTCGTAGACAGTACGGCTAAACGCATCGTAGTGCGTGCCGGCAGGCGTGGTGGAAAGACTGTAGGCGTAGCTGTCCGTGCGGTTAAACGATTCCTTGCAGGCAGGAGGCAACTCTACGCGGCTCCGACGGCAGAGCAAATCGGACGGTTTTGGGTGACGGTATGCCGTGCGCTTCATGAGCCAATTGAGGCAGGAGTGTTTCGCAAGAACGAGAGTGAGCACACGATAGAGCTGGTTGGCACGGAGCAGCGCATTAAGGCTAAAACAGCTTGGAACGCTGACACCTTGCGCGGGGATTACGCTGACGACCTTTATCTTGACGAGTGGCAGTTGATGAACGAGGAGGCTTGGGAGGTGGTAGGCGCTCCAATGCTGCTTGATAACAACGGAGATGCTGTATTCATCTACACGCCACCGAGTTTAAGATCTCGCAGTGTTAGCAAGGCAAACGATCCGCAGCACGCGGCTAAGCTCTACAAGAAGGCCGAAGTAAGATCTAAGCAGGGTGACAGATGGGCAACGTTTCACTTCACCTCGCACGACAACCCGCACATCAGCGAAGAGGCGCTAAGTGAAATTACCTCCGATATGACCGCGCTATCCTACCGTATGGAAATCAAAGCGGAGGATATTGACGAAGCACCCGGAGCATTGTGGAAACGAGATTTAGTGGAGCAATTACGGGTTGATGTGGGACCGGACTTAGACCGAATCGTGGTGGCCGTTGATCCTTCGGCATCATCAACCGGAGACGAGGCAGGTATTGTTACAGCAGGGAAGCTGGTAAATGTTGGCTATGTGTTGGCTGATAACTCCATACAGGGCTCGCCTAAAACGTGGGCTACGGCAGCAGTCAACGCTTATAGACGCCATGAAGCTGACTGTATTGTAGCTGAGGCCAATAACGGCGGGGAGATGGTCTCACTAACAATTTCCACCGTAGATCCGAACATCCGTGTTAAATTAGTGCACGCCTCGCGGGGTAAGCAGACGCGAGCAGAACCGATTGCCAGCGTATATGAACATGGCAGGGCACATCACGTTGGTTCATTCCCGCAGTTAGAGGATGAAATGTGTCTGTGGACGCCGGGAGATCCAAGCCCAAACAGAATGGATGCGTTGGTTTGGGCTATGACGGAGTTAGGTTTAGCGCAGGCCTCAAGGGAACTGGAGATGTTCTAAATGGCTGATGCAATTCTGGCGTTGACTTGCATGTTTCTGTTTGGTCTGGCTTGCGGCATGATGCTGCGTGACTGGCAATCTGAAAGACGGGCAGCCCGGTTGAGGCAGGTAGAGTTAAAGGCCCAGAGGGATCGCGTCTGCGCTTCTCCGCCTGATAAACTGCCAGTGCCTAAAATCCCGACTTGGTAATCAATGGCCGAATTCCTACAACGTATCCAGAATGCCATGCAGGTCCTGCGGGGTGCTAAAACTGCTTCGCCGCCTCCAGACTTCGCCCAGGTCAACTCTTACGATAACTTCCCCGAGTACCGCTTCCGTTGGAATCATTGGAATCCAACTGCAACCATAGATTACAAGCGCGAAGTAGGCAATCTCGACGGACATTCCCTTGTCGCCTGCGTGTTCAACTACACCGGCACGCGACTCCCTGAAGCCAAGCCCGTCATCCGACGTATGAACGAGGATGGCGACACGCAGATCGACGCAAATCACGCCCTTGCCCAACTCATCCGTCGCCCAAACAAACACCACATCTGGGCCAACTACTCGCAGGCAGCCTCAATCGATTGGTGGATCGACGGTGGAGTCAGGTTCAAGAAGGTTCGCGACGTAAGCGGGCAGCTAATCGAACTGTGGCATATTCCCCACTACCTAATCCGCCCGCGATGGCCGGGGGACGCAGGCTCACCCGAGGTTCCACGTGAAACATCGCTCGATTCGTTCCTCTCGCACTATCAGTTCGACGTGCCCGGTAAAGCGCCAGTGTTATGGCCGGCGGCTGACGTGCTGCACCTTAAACGCGGTCCTTTGGGCGAAGATCGGCGCACTCGTCAACCTTTCGCGCCACTCGTAAAAGAACTCTACGGTGACGACAAGATGGCACAGTTTACGGCAGCGATCATGCGCAACATGGGCATTCAGGTGCCGGTGATCTCACCGAAGGACAAGGAGGTGCGGGTTGACGCGACGAAGGCCGCAGCGATGAAAGAGGGCTGGATGCGGAAGACGACAGGCGATCGGGCTGGAGAGCCGATCGTGCTGAGCGAACCGATTGATTTCGAGAAGGTGGGGTTTAGCCCGAAAGAACTCGATCTAACACAGTTAAGGCTAATCCCAGAGTCGCGCGTCTCTGCCGTTACAGGCATCCCCGCAGCAACCTTACAGCTTATGGTGGGATTGGTTAACGGGACAGCCTATGCGTCTTCCGAGCAGGCGCGTCAGCAAGGTTACGAGGAGGTGGTAATCCCCATACAGCAAGTTTGGGCAGAGGAAATCAATTGGCAATTAAAGCCGGAGTTCCAAGGACTTGAAGATGCTGAATTCTGGTTTGACACTTCTAATGTCCGGGTACTGGAAGAGGATAAAGATGCTCTCGTGAAGCGTGAGGCCGAAGTCTTCCGTGCGGGTGGAACCACAATCGACCAGTTTTTCACCGCGATCGGTAAGAAAACCCTCGGCGCACCTCTCGGAGACATCCGCATGGTACCGGGGATTGCGTCCCCTATGTCACCGGAGCGATTAATTGAGATGGCTGCCGAGCCGCCTGAGGAGACGCCGCTAACTGCGCCGGTGGATCAGGAAGCATTGGCTAAGTTGTTAGATATTGAACGTCTGTTTGAGGGGCTGGAGCGGCAGATGAAGGATTTCCAGCCTCGATAAAACCTATAGAGGTTATTATTGACAGGTGTAATACATTTCCTTGAAACGTAATACAAAACGTATTACACTGTCCGTATGGCAAAGTTAATCCGATCATATCGTATTTCCGAAGAGCTGGACACGCTTCTAAAGGCTGAATCGGGTCGGATGTCGAATGAAACGGGCAGAAAAGTGAGCGAGGCAGACGTGATTGAGATCGCCGTAGTGGCTTGGCTGAGCGGATCGCAATGTAATACAGAGCGGCGGGAACGTAATACATTAAAGTCAGAATGTAATACAACTGACCGCCACGCGATCGCTGAGACTGCCATGCGAGAAGCGGAAGGAAAGTACCACGATCCCATATCAAGTACGCCCGTGGTCCCACGGCGGGCTGAGTCCGTTGCGCAACGCAGGGCGCGCGAAGCAAAAGAGCACGCGGAAAACCTCGCAGAAGCAGACACGTTGGCTAAGTTGACCGGACGAGAAGACATTGAGTACGACCTTGAAAACGTGCCGCATCAAAGTGCCTTACATGTAGCTGCGCAAAGGACTGCCCCCATTCGACACCATTACGAAGTCCAAGAGCGCGAAGCGAAGCCGTTAGCGAGGCCGCACGGCGGGACAGAAGCAAAGAGGCGACGGGATCAGTCTTAAAAGAGTATGCAAGCCGCTACTGAAGCCAAAAGACAGATGAAGGACTTTCTCTTATATGTTCTTATGCCCTTTCGGGAGTTAACCTCAACAGGTAGGATTATAGGTGCCATTGCGACCGTTGCTCTGAATCTTCTTATGGCGTGGGATCGAATGAGCGTTCTCCCAAACAAGAAGTATTTCTTTGCGTTTAACTTGTTCGCGGTAGGCTATCATGTAAGCTTACTAGAAAATCGAGCGAGCAAGCCGGAACAACATTGACCCTCCAGCGCAAAATCTTCGATCTCAAACTCCAAGCCGCGCTCGCCGCGAAGCACGCCTCTTTCTGGCAGAAGTGCATCACGGAACACGGCGAAGAAAAGGCTACAGCGTTCTATACGCATCTCGGTTTGAATCATCTCGAAAAGAAGTCATTCGAATGGGAAGGGCTAACCCTCTCTCGCGAACCAAAAGAGCACGAGAAGATCGCGGTCAAAGGAATCCACAACGCGCAGGAGTCGGCTAAGGAATCTATCGGGACTGTGTTGCTACGACTACGCGCGGATCTCATCACTGACGGATTGAGCCGAATTAAAAAGCTGAGATCTGCGCATTATCACGAGCTGGTATTGCAAGCGCCGGGCGAGCTAAAGACCGATCTGAGTGATAAGCTCGTCAATGTCCACCACCAGGGCCGGATGCTGGTTGCTGCTGAATTGAGTATGAAGGCGGCGGTTACTGCCGATGATGATTTTGACGAATTGGACGATCTAGTTGACCTTACCGCCTCTCGCGTCACGAACGACGTACAGTCTCGTCTTATCGATGCCGCCGCACGGCATGCCCTTTTGGGCCAATCGGGAATCAACCTTATCACCACTATTGCGAACGAACTCAGTACTGGCTCAGTGACCTACATCGACCGCGCGGCCCGAGGATTAGCGAACAAGGTCATCAATATTGGCAGGAGTGATGAAGCAGAGGCGCGATCTGACGAGTGGGAGCGAGTGGAGTACAGTGCCCTGTTAGACCAGAACGTTTGTGAGCCCTGCGCCGCAGAAGATGGTCAAACCGCGAGTGATGAAGACGATTTGCAGCCTGCGCCGAATCCTGATTGTTTAGGCGGGGACTGGTGTAGATGTTTTCACGTCTGGATTAATCAGTAAGCAACAACTTCCGAGTCCCTACCCTGAAATAACCCTTGACGCAAGGACTATTTTAGGATACCTTGCTCCCCCATGAGGCGAGAGACCAAAGAGGCGCATGTTTACTTCCCTGCTAAGGTGATGACCGACATCAAGAAAATGGCGCAAGCAAATCGCCGTAGCATATCAGCGGAAATCGTGTTGGCAATGGAAAACAAAGTGCGTGAATGGAAGTCGAGGGGTAGCGGTACCAATGGCAGCAAGGAGCGAAATAAATGAGCGCATTAGCGGCAGTCATCGGCGGAATTTTTACAACGGCGGCCATTGGCTTTCGCACTTGGCCCGTGCTTGGCGCGGCGGGCTTCTTCTTTGTTATGTCTATTGTCATCGAGGTTCGTAACCTTTCTTTGATCGCGTTGTCTCAAAACATTTTACTTAACCAGAAAAGGAGATCTGACGAATGAAACGTAGACTAATCCAACTCTCTGTAGTTGCAGTTCTTGTATGTGGCAGTTTTTTATGGCAGCCAGCATCAACCTCTGGAGCAGATCCGATACCGCAAACGGGATACTGCATCGCCTGTGAGTCTGACTGTTATCAACACGCAGAGAACATCACTGACTACAATGCCTGTATTATGCTATGCAATTACTCTGGTTGTAACCTCCCAACCAGGTAAGCGGTTAAGCGAGCTTAGACCCACCCGCCCTCGACAGTCGGCACAGGTCAGGCGATCTGTTGCAATTGTATGCCTGTGGGGATTGTCGAAACAGAAATAAATGAACTGGTCGTTTTTCCAAAGTCGCGTTTGCCTAACAACTCTCGACAGCGAGTGGCAACTGGCGCAATCGGAGTTCGCCCGCGTCGACCTCGAGGTCGAGAAGTTCCAATCGCTTCCTGACATTGGCCCGCATCAATCGTTCAACAAGTCAGTGCGAGAGATCCTGTGTCAATTCCACCTCTCAGACGCACAAACCCTGCTGCACCTCGAAGACGATTGCGTGTTTCGTGACCTAAGTCATTTGGAGCAAGCGTTAGGCGAGTTACCTAACGACTGGGATATCGTTTATCTAGGCGCAAATCTGGTTTGCACAAACACTTGCGAGCCTACGCCTGAGCGTTATAGCGAGCACCTGTGGCGCGTGAAAGCCGCATGGACCACGCATGCGATCGGGTATAATCGCAAGTGCGTTTACGAGCTTTTAGCCAAGCAGCCAGCGTTCTCTGAGATCATGTTTGATACGTGGCTGTCAACGAGACTGCCGGAATTACAGGCGTACTGTGTCGCGCCGATGGTGGCGTGGCAAAGACCGCGAGTGAGCAGCATCTGGCAACGTGGCTATATTGATGACTATACGGAGATCTTTCAAGGATCGGATAAGAGGTTGGGATGACGTTAGAAGAAGCGCAGAAGATGGCTAAGATAGCAGAAGCCGCAGATAGTAATTGTTCGGCGTGCGTGGCCTCTCTTGCGGATGCGCTGCAAGAAGAGTTTCCTGAATTTATATGGAAGTTTGAGGGGACTAGCCAAACGAAGCACACAAACACTATCACCGTCGAGGAGCGTTAATGAATAACAATAGAGTGACAATAGATGAAGTAAAAGAGCTGCGGCTAAAGTTGGGGGCGGATTTAACTGAGATGGTTGCCCGTTTTCAGAAACAGAGCGGGTGTGTAGTAAGGCGCATAGATATCGAGCACTTATTTACTGACGCGGATCACAAGCCAGTAAGAACGGTCATCACTGCTGAGGTCGAGATACCTTGAATGCGAGGTTGAAATGAGTCGATTAGAGCGTTTTCTGTTGGTTGAAACGGCACTCCCCTTTTTGCTGGGATATATCTGCGGCCCTCTCTTACGGGCACTTACACAATGACAGTCCACTTGGTGACATTCTCAGATGAAAGCATGAGCCGGACGCAAAAGCAGATCATTGGAATCTACACGATTACGTCACCAAGCGGATACGTATACGTAGGCCAGAGTTGGAATATAGCTAACCGCTGGCGTGGGTACCGAAAGTCTATCCTTAAACGACAGCCTTTTATTGCCGCATCGATTAACAAGTATGGATTATCGGCTCATAAGTTCGAGATTGTCCTTTGTCTTATTGGTAATGTTACTCAGTCGGACTTGGATTCATACGAACAGTACTATATGGATCTAAATCGCAGCCTTGGCAGGAAGTTAATGAACGCCCGCGAGGCAGGTAGTCGTGGAAGACTATGCGAATTGTCCTGCGCTAAAATCTCACGAGCGAAACGCGGCAAGAAGGCCTCAGAGGCGGCACGTGCGGCGTTGTCTCGCGCCCATCGAGGTCTTAAGAAATCCGAAACTCACAAACAAAACATTGGCCTTGCGAATAAAGGGAGACAGTCATTCATTGACGCTTTCAGGGGCGAAAACAACATCAAGGCTAAGTTGTCGCCAGAGCAAGTTGCCGATATAAGACGTAGGCATATTCCCCGTCAGAAAAAATGTAACAAGCGACTTGCAGAGGAATACAGTGTCTCCGTTTCTACAATTGAACGTATTACGGGCAGGGGAAAAGGCGGCACATGGCTACACATTTAGTCATATTTGCCACCGAAGAATTTAGCCACTCGCGGGCGCTTTGTATATCGTCAGCCTTACTACACGGTGTGACGCAGACTCATCCTTGCGATCCGGGAGCGTTGCCGCCCGACACGCTGCGCAGGTGCGAGGGGAGACGTGGTTTTGGATGGTGGCAATGGAAACCCGCTGTTATACAGTTGGCGATGCGCGGCTGTGAAGATGGCTCGATCCTAATTTATTCTGATGTCGGCATCGAGTTCATCAACAACGTCTCCTACATAATTGATCGAATGGATCAGGATGTCTTTCTATTCGGAAATAATTGGGAACATGCGCACTGGTGTAAGAGAGATGTGGTTGAGCACATTTGGCCCTATCGTGATGATGGATGGTGGGGCGAATGGGAAAATGAGAAAGCGTGGTCACGCTTCGGCAAGCAATGCCAAGCCTCGGTAATCTTCTTTCGTGTCTCTGACTACTCGCGTAAGTTCGTCGCCGAGTGGTTGAAGTGGTGTCTCTTTGAAGGTGGGAGGTTGATAGACGATTCACCAAGTCGCGCACCCAATCATCCCGAGTTTAGAGAGAACCGACACGATCAAGCAATCTTAACTACACTGGGGTATCGAGAAGCGATTAAATTGCATTATTGGCCGGCGATGTATAATCGTGGTGGTTCACCTGAGTTTATTTATGAGAAGTTACCAAGGTATGCGGATGATACTTATCCAGTGCTCTTTTCTCACCATCGGAGGCGGAACCATGAGTGGTAACGTGCGGGACCTGATTGAAGCTTTAATGGCCGCGTTTATCATGGCCGCTATAGTTATGGGACTTGGACTGTTGGCTAAATATGTGATTGGGCCCATCGGTGGTTGATTTTATCTGCCAACGAGTCATTTGTCGGTAAACCAATGCTTAGCTTCTTACACAAATACGCAAAGAACATCCACAGTCAGAATGGCGAGGACGGAATTCTGTGGGAAGCCTTCATGCGAATCAACCCCACACATGATCACGCAGTTGAAATCGGCGGAAACGATGGGCGCTGGATGAGCAACACTGCTAATTTAATTGAGCAAGGCTGGAGTGGTTCATTCGTTGAAGCCGATTACGGCCTCTATCTCAAATGCACAGAGAACTGGAAGCACAACCCGCTAGTGCGCATTCAGTGCTCCCGCGTTGATGGGCGCAACGTGAACGCATTCGTTGACGATAAGTGCGACTTGCTCAGCATCGATACCGATGGGAACGATTACGAGATCTTCTGTGGTATGAAACCCCGCCCCAAGATCGTCATCGTAGAAATCGACTCCAGCATTGAGCCTCCAAGTGAACGCGTCAACCCGGATGGCGGCGTAGGCTATTGGACCATGACGGTCGCAGCGCTGGAACGTGGATATTTTGTGCTTTGTCATACTGGAAACCTCATTCTGGTTAAGCAGGAGTACGGCCATCTGTTTCCTGAGTGTGCATTGCATCCGTTACTGGAGTGGGAGTCGTATTTCAATCGAGGGTGGCTGCAATGAGTATAAACGAAAAGAAAATTCTAATTGAGCAGATTGGAGACGACTTTGGTGTTACCGTTCGCTATGAGATAGGCGAATACGGAAAGACCTGTGTTGACTTCTTCGCTGCCGAGGTTATAGCTGCGGCGGATGATGGTTCAAGGTACTACTCGCGTAAAGGTGCGGTATCGTCTACGGATGATACTGACGATTTCAACGAAGCCGAGCGTCTTGTTTCTGGCTCCGTCAAATGGGATGGATGCTCGCACTATTACTTCGGGTATGAGGACGGTTATCTGCACATGCACGGCGCGGCTGACTTAGAGAAACTCAGTCAGGCGTTGGTGACAATATACGAGCGCTGTGGAGAGTTAATGAAAGAGCACGGCGGTAATCTTCTTGAGGGCGAGTTCAAAGTCACATGACGGATTCTAAACACCACATGTATTACGCCGCCATGTTTGCGAAAGCAGCGGAGCGTCATGCGTTCTTCTATCTGAAGGAAGAAGCGGAATTCTGGACCAAAATCTGTATCTACCACTTGGCCCTAGCCTTCTACCGACTGAGCTTTGAATGTAAGGAGTGCGAGCGTTATCGCTAGGACCCAGTGAACATCATTATCCCCCACGTTCAACTGCATCCGCTGCTCCCGCAACTACTCTCACGTTACGGTCACGCCCCAACCTATATCGATGTTAGTGCCTCGTCTGATGCCTATTGGAATCTGCTTAACGATCTATGGCAAAAGGGTGAGACGTTCATTCTGGTTGAGCATGACATTCTCCCGTGGCCGGGGGCACTGGAGGAGTTATGGCAATGTCCCGGCTTATGGTGCGCAAATTCTTACGATCAGCGTGGTATTGGTATCTATCACTCATTTGGCTGTACTAAGTTCTCTGCTGAGCTAATCCGGCGCTTACCTGACGTATGGTCTCGTATCGGCCATCACTGGTCTCGGCTCGACAGTGAGTTTGAGTGGCAGGCGTGTCAAGCGGGTTTGCGTCCTCATCCGCATCGACCACCCGTCATCCATTTGCATGATTATAGTGAGGTTGAGGCAAGGGAAAGCTGATGAGTACCACTTACATTGCCGGCCACACTGGACTCGTAGGGAGCGCATTGCTACGGCGGATTCCTGATGCCGGCACTCGCAGTCAGGAGCAACTTGACCTGACAGATCAAGGTGGCGTTAACGGATTCTTCTTTGATAATAAGATTGAGTACGTGTACCTCGCTGCCGCCAAGGTTGGCGGCATTCATGCAAACTCGACTTATCCGGCCGACTTCATTCGCGACAACTTGCTAATCCAAGCGAATGTAATCGACGCCGCGTGGACCTGTGGCGCACGTAAGCTTCTCTTCTTGGGGTCATCCTGCATCTACCCGCGTGACGCGCAACAGCCAATGAGAGAGGACGCGCTACTCACCGGGCCATTGGAGCCAACCAACGAGTACTATGCCATTGCCAAGATCGCCGGACTCAAGCTCTGCCAAGCCTATCGCAAGCAATACGGCCTCAACGCGATCTCCGCGATGCCCACAAATC